ACAAGTGGCTTGCACACGATGTCAAAATGATGCAAGGCATGGAAAACTTTTTATCTCTAGCGGAGAGATTAGAAGAAGAAGAAACAGAACCTAATAAAGAATTGTTAAATGATTTAGAAGATTGGACAATGTATTGTTGGGGAAGTTGGGTCTCTTCACAGAGACGTATGAAAGAGTTAGAAGAAGAGTATCCACAATTTAAAACAATAGAAAGAGAGAATGATGACATCCCAGCTAGCCAAGTTAGCTAAACCCATACCAGAAGCGTATGTAAAAGTTAAACCAACAGGAAGAGGAGACAGGTACGTTAGTCACGGAGACATAACACAATTCCTGCTCGCTCATCTCGGACCGTTTGACATGCGAATAGTAGAGCTGATACGTAGCCCTGAAGGTATCGTTGAGGGTTGCATCCTTGAATGCACCTTCACCATAGACGGCAGGGTTACGACTATCCAAGAGATAGGAGAGGTAGAAAGACCTAGTAAGCACTCAGGTCAGAACGCCAAGAGTTCAGTCAGCGACGGCATAAAACGTATTGCGATGCGGTGTTCTCTCGGATTAAGCATGTGGACAGGTGACGAAAGCTACCGACTACACAAAGAACTCAGTAAAGGAGAAGAATGAGTATAAACGAACACACACACTACCTTCACGGCAATCTCGGAAGAGAATGGCAAATGAAAGTAATAGACTCAGTAGGCAAAGTCGTATACGAAAACGCATTAGCCTACCAAGTAAAGAAAGACGACCCTACTATCTGGGTTAACCTCACGATATGGGAGGACAGTAGAGACGGGTCAACAGCATTAGCAGAAACCATTGCAGATAAAACAGGCAAAGGTTCACGTGTAATGATACGAGGTAAGTTCTCACAAAGCAGTTACAAGAACAAGGAAGGCGAAATGAAAACCTCTTGGAACTGTAACGTGTGGGATGTAGCCAACGTAATCAAACCCAAGCAAGACGACTGGGCAGGGCGAACAGCCATCGTAGACTCAGACTCTGAACACTGGGGAGATGCACGCCAAGAAGCTAAGGAGATGCCATTCTAATGAGTAACGATCAACTCGTAGCCTTACGAATGCCCAAAGAATTACTTGACCAAGTAGATTTGCTAGCCCTTGAGGAAGGCAGGTCACGTTCAGGTATGCTACGTAGAATAATAAACATCTACATAGACAACGTGCCTTACGTCAAACAGTGAGTAAAGCACGACAGAAAGGCACTGTAGGGGAGAACATCATCCGTGATCTCTTGATACAGTGGGGACACAAAGATGTGAAAAGGACTTCGGCTTCCACTGAATCGCATGATATCTGGTTGGGGGACACAGGCGTGACAGTGGAAGTCAAGTACCGTAAAGCATGGTCTTTGTTCAAGTGGATAGCTCGCATACGTAACGTATCAGACGACAACAAGTGGGTTATCTTTGCCATACACGGGGACAGAAGGTCCACAGTAGGCAAGCAAGTAGGCACTGTAGCTGTTATGGATGCTGACTTTGCGTCAGAACTATTAATGATCTGGCGACATCAACTAGACAAGGCTAACGGACAGACTCTAACGCCCTGATGCGTTGCTCATGGTCAGCTAACCGTTCTTCAGCAGTCTCTAAAGCTTCGTCACCCTTAGCTAAACGTATCTCAATCTTAATTAACACGGTAGAAATCCAAGCCATCCAAGGCACAAGACAAGCTGTAAGAATAACTAAGAACAGTGCTTCAAGAGTCACTCTTCTTTCCAATCAATCCATACACCTACCATGTGACACACAAAGCTAGCTACGGTAATCCAAATACCGTACTCTCTTGTCTCCCCTGACAACGTAATCAGCACAATACCCGTAGAGCCAGCAGTTAAACTAAGAATAAATACTTCACGTGTTAACCGTTTAAGTTTACGTTTTATCATTGTTTCTCCTGATCGTTGGACCACTGGGAGAAACAGCCGATGGACTGCTAGGTCTTGGAGGGGTTGGAGTTGTAGGTCTTGGTGTAGGTGGCGGTGTAGGTCTAGCAACCGCTACTGTAGCTATTGTAGCAGTCGCTGTAGCCACCGCAATAATACTCCGCCTTTCATCAACAGATATTGTTGAATCCTCTGGCACATACTCACCAAAACCACCAGCATACACATTAATCTCAGCCTCAAGTTCATCCTTAACCTCATCAGAAGCCTCATTAAACAGCTCCGGTGCTGACTCAAAAATTACAGACACTTGATCTTCGGTAGCTTCCTCAAAGAAATCAGGGTTGTCTTCTAAGACCTCTTCAAGAAAGACCTCAACAGCCTCTTCATCTTGTAATATCTCAGCAATAATTTCGTCGTCAAGCTCATCAACGTCTAACTCCTCAAAGTCTATCTCTTCAATGTCTTCGTACTCTTCAAGAACAAATTCTTCCTCTAGTTCCACATCTGATTGTACTTGATCTGGCTGTTCTTGTTCTGCTTCATCAACAAAAGTTGCCTCTTCTTCCGCCTCTGCCTCATCTTCTTCTGGTAATAGTTCATCTAATTCCTCTATCTCAGGTAACTCATCCCACTCAAAGTCATCCCATTCTACATCTTCTAAGTCCCAAATGATATCATCATTAAATGAATCATCTTCTAATTCCTCTATGTCTATTGTCACTGGTGGCAACGGATTTTCTTCAAATGGTGATGGAAGAATTGGCTCTGGGTCTGGCAATGTATCTTCTATGGGGGGTTCCCACACTGGGTCTGGTTCTGGCTCTTCTTCTGGTTCTTCTGGGAGAGGAGTGGGACTTTGAATAGGCTCATCTACGGGAGGTTCAACTTCCTCTTCAGGCGTAGGCGTTGGTTCCGGTTCAGGGTCTGGCTCAGGCGTAGGCTCTACAGGTTCAGGCGTAGGCTCAGGAGTTGGTTCGGGCGTAGGTTCTGGTTCTGGAGTAGGTTCAGGATCAGGCGCAGGCTCAGAGTCATTAGACAACGACCAGCTCACACCAGAAAACTCTAACGTATACGTTCCTATAGTTTCCCCATCGTATGCAGTAGCTGACAATTCATAGTCCCCTGCATCCAACGTAAGGTTCAAATAACTGTCCCAACACATGTTAGAACCGTCATTGTGGCTCGCTGAATCATCATCTTCACCAATAATTGTCCCACCACTGTCATATAATATAAGGTAAGGGTCAGCATAAATGCTTTCTAAGCCATGATTATCGCATGTCAATGACGTATAGGTAATGATTTCAACAGCAGTCTGATCTTCAGCGACTGTCATATACACCACAGGCGGAGCATCATAATCATCCACATGCACAGTACACGAAGTAACATCTTCTTGATCTGCACACGTTGTCTCAGGCTCGCTCTCTTGTGCTGACACAGGACTAATTATCGCCATAACAAACATGGAAGCTAACAATATGCGTGACAGGGCAAAGAAAAAACGAGCCATTTACCCACAGTACAACTAAACGCTACGGAACTATAGAGGGTTTTTCTGTTTTTTCAGCCAGCCTGCTTCTGCTATACGACCTACAATCATTGCATTGCCATTGTTGATACGAAGTAGTTTGAGTTGTCTTGTAACCCCGACGTTGCAAGTTATATGAACCGCAAGTAGGACACGCATGTTCCTTTGTATCAATGTTAAGGTTAGGATGGTTCTTCATCCAAGGTCGCAACGCCAAATACACATCACGCAACAAATCCACATCTTGACGAGCGTACTTAATCATAGTCTTCCAAGCTTTCATATCGCCACGCATACACCCAGCCCATGTCTGAAAGCCACCCGTATCTACCTTCTGACCAAGCCCCAAGTGTTGCCCCACATGATTCAAACGATTTGAATTAAACATAAAATACCTGCGAGCTACCTTCAACGTATCAACAGACTTAACAGGTGAGGCTGGACCTAACCCATGCTTCACAAACCTAGCGTTAGCTTTACGCATATCAAACTTGTCGCCGTTATGCGCTATAACAATGTCAGCTTCATCAATTAATTCCCACAATTTTTTTACAACATAGTAATCGTTTTCAGGGTCTTTCGTATAAGCTTCAGGAAAATCAACCATTGCGCATACATGCGTGCGTTTCTGATGCTCCCAACGATATGACACACACATCATGTACCATTCACGCTCATGTGCTATAACATCCTGCTGGTATTGACCCCACACATACGCCAAATTAGGTGCTGTTTCTATATCGTAATACAGAATTTTAGCCATACTCTATGGTACTGTAAGTAACCGGAGAGTGCATGTACCCTCCCACCAATTACCATCATCAGACAATTTCTCTGCAGACATCTGAACTTGGTCAATGACTACGCTATCTGACCGTGACCCTTCCTGATATGTAACAATATCTTTGTTAACCATCGCTGAACGCAACGCTTCGTACTCATCTTTAGTGTTGTACGCTACGGCTGAACCCATGCCACGTGATGTAGCTACCCTGCTTTTAAGCATTATAGGTATAATTATTTCATCTACTCTGGTAGGAGCTGCAAATGCTTCTACTCGCCATGATTCTATAACAGGTCCAGCAGTCGCTACCGAATCTCTTGTTAAATTAAACTGTAACCTGAACGACTCAGACAACTTAGGAACCAGCTCTGTGCCGTCACTAGCCGCAACGTTTACCTTTGTTTTGTTAGCTAAAGCAGCCGTAGTAATAGAATTATTGTTATCGTTCGTTACCGTAGCGGTTATGTCGCCACCTACTGTAGCTGTTTGACCCACCCAAAACTCGTCAGGGTCACCCCAAGCCACGTTAGCATCAGCCCATGTACGCACAGCAGACACCACAGAATCAGGCGCTGAACGTATTTCAAGAGTCTGCAACACTTTATTAAACTGGCTATTCCATTTAATATCACCAATCGTTAACGTTCCTGACGCTACCAAATGCCCTAACGACTGCTCACCCTGCACTCCGTTACCTGCATCTACAAAAAATGTTTTGCCACCTGACCTAGCAACATACGTAACGTTGCCTAAGCTATTGCCGTCACCAACTGACAACATGTCACTAGCCCATGCTGGCACAAGAGTTTCAGTAAACCGTGACAAATCAGCCCTGTACAACTTACCTGAACTGCCTCCAAACCATATAAACCTTTGATCTGTAGTTAAACAATGCACTTCACCAGCGTCTTCTATGACAGGACCATACGTTATAGACCCTCTGTTTGTATCTATAGCCCCTAAACGTAAACCCTTTGTAGTTGCAAGAGCAACAAACCCTGCGTACGAAATCATTTCGTTAATCTCTTCACCTCTAGGGAGTTCAGTTACTTGCTGTGGTTCGTTAAGCAACCCGTCAGTTTCACCAATGCTAATATAACTTATGGCTCCTGTTCCTGCTGTGTTACTCGCAGCGTAAAACCCTGCTGGTCCAGCAGATACAGCAACCCATTCTCCGTCAAGTAACGTAGAATCTAAACTGCTTGATACCTTAGCCCCACTTCCGTTGTCTTCATAAATGTTTTTGCCATCTATCCCGAATAACCTACCGCTTACAACACGCAAGTAGTCAGGGTTCAACGACCCGTAATTAGCTGGTGCTGTAGCAGAACCTAACGTTTGTTTAGTTGGGACACGTGCGCTTCCATACGCTATGTACACGTTAGTCCCATCAGACGTAATGTCTGTAATCGTAGAAGCACTACCAGAAGCAGGAGCGTTTACAGCAGTCCATGTTACTGACCCATCAGCAGCACTAAAGTTAGTTGAATAAACCAACGTGTTCCCATTAGCAACATACATGTGGTCAACGCCACCGTCTACCTTACGGAACACTTTCATAATAACATTCGTTAAAGACAACGCATTATTCTTAGTCTCAGACAAAGGCAACAAAGAAAACTGACCCTCAGTCCACACATCAACACCCAAAGACGAACTAAACCTACTTCTATCAGACTTAGGTTTATCAAAGAACTGTTGACCAGAACCTAAGTTCCAATCTGTTTGCGACCTTAACCAAAACTGATTATTAATAGATTGCTCGCCTGCCTCATCAGAAGTATCACGCTGTTCACGCAACAACGGCACAGCAGTACGCCGATACTGCTCAATATCAACACTATATTTATGCTCAGTGTCATTAATCGTTAGCGTAACGGGTAAACGTTCAGCTTTATGAACCATTTACACTCCTCTATACACAGAGTTTTGTGTCTTACCACCTGACCGCATCCAATACATCGGGTATTGCGTATCCAAACGTGTAGCCTCAGCGCTTATTCTCATGTCCCGTAACGCTCTAAGGTCACGCATAGAAGCAGACACAGCCCCAGAAGGAACCTCCTCAGCCCTACGACTAGACCCCTGCTCATCTATAAACTCACGCCGAACAGGTCGTGTAGACATCAACCTTAAAGCAGCTCCTAACGGAGGCAAATCGTAGGCTTGTGAATGCAAACCAACAGTACTTAACGCAGTTGAAGTAGCAGCTAACGCAGTAAACCCTGTCTTGTATTGCACTCTGACAGCTTGCCCAGACGTAGCGTCATCATGTAACACCAGCGCATAGCCTGAAGCAAACGTGCTAGTGTCCCTATCACGACGCAAAGTCCACGTAGGTAACACAGGTTCAGCGTCTTCAGACCCTAAATCAGCGTAAGTTACCTGATAGACAGACAGTATATCGTCAGTTACACCCGTCAAATTGTACCCATCTTGCGACACATTGTACGTAAACGACACTGTTTTCATCTGATACAAACCATTCTGAGGCGATGACAAATCAGCTAACTCATCATTAACAGCGTTTAATACAAGCTGTGCAGGGAACTTAGGGTTAACAGTAACCAAATCACCTGCGGTATGAGAAGCAGCAGTTGTGCCACGGAAGCCACGCCGAACAGTAGCATCGTTCGTTGTAGCGTTAACACTAAACACGTACATTAATTCAGTGCCAATTTCAATAATCGTACCAGCTACTATCCCTGCCGTGTCATGCGTAAAATTAACAGTCGTTTCAGTAGTGTTTAACGTTGTCCCTAACGTATCGCACTCTTCAACATAGTCAGTTAACAACAAGTTCTTTGTTTCATCTATCCACGTTTGAGCAGTCATAACGCCTCAATACTATTCATAAGTCGTTCGCTTTCTTTCCTACTCGCATCACTAGAATACAAACGCCCTGCCTGAACCTCGCTCTTAGTTTCAGCATGTTTCTCCAAATGTGCTGACCCGTTAATAGATTTAGGTTGCAAACCGCTCTTACGCAACCGCTTATACGCAGACATATCAGCATCCTTAGCTTTATCAGCTTTCTTCGTAGCTTCTAAATCAATTACAGAGTTACGAGAAGGCATAGCAGAAGGCGCAATGTTCACACCTGAAATAAGTTTAATCATTGCCTGCCCACAGTCAACGCAATGAAACGAATGCTCATCATTAAAGCCATGTATTATTTCTTCAACGTTCTTACATCTGTTGCATTTATAGTCATACCGTGGCATAACCCTCTACCTCTATTCCGTAGCCAGCATTTTTTAAAGCGTTTAGTTCTTCATCTGTAAAATCAGTGGGGGATTCATGCCCACCATATATTGTCCGAGAAACTTTACTCACATCTGCCGGTTGTCGGGTCGTCACTGACCCATCGTTTAATATAAATATATTAACCCCTCTAGCCGTCGGAGGATAGAATCTCCGCAAGTTCCTAGCAGGACTAATAACAGGAAACCTAGTAACATCTAACGTAGGCACTGTATTTCCAAACACAGGAACGTATTTACGGTGAAATAACAGTTGATCTACAGACGTAGATGCCTCTATAAGAGTAACTGTTATGTTCTGATCCATGCTAACAGTTACAGACGGCACTGTAGACGTTCCAGCAATTACTGAAGGTGCTATACCAGCGTCACCTGTAACGGTCACAGAAGGCGTTGTAACAGCCGTAGAAATAACACTAGGAGCTACACTTGCTGTACCAGATATAGTCGCAGATGGAGTTGTAGCAACACCAGCAATAACACTAGGAGTTACAGTAGCTGTGCCTGATATGGTAGTTGATGGCGTAGTAGCGCTAGTAGCTATAACGCTAGAAGTTACACTAGCTGTTCCTGTTACAGTCGTAGCAGGTACAGTTGTCGTACCTGCAATTACCGCAACGGCAACATTCGCAAAGGCTGTCACGGTTACAGCCGGTACAGTTGCAGTACAAGCTATTGTTGAAGGAGATACGGTAACGCTTGACTCTCGGTAAGAGCTTGCGTTTCTGTAATCTGTTGAAGTACGGTATGCTACGCCAGCCACGCATAACCTTCCTAACTTGGTTGATTCTCTTTAATCATTTGGGAACACTTCAACTTTTTCATATTCAGTAATTAACTTACCATTACTATCTGTCATATCAGAGTCAACAATGCCTTGATCTTTACGCTCTCCAATAACCATCCAATTACAAACTGCACCATCTGGTCCGCTAATTGTGAGAGTCTTGCCTGATAGCTCCCAAGTAACGGCATTACCAGAGCTTGCAACCATTGACCAAGCGTTTGTGTTTAGAGCTAGCCATGTTCCGGCTGTCATGTTTGAAACTGTGTCAAGATCAATGGCTACAGAGCTTCCGCTGATTGTAGCCGTACCCCTGTAAATGTTATCTGCTGTTGGACCTTCAATAAATGAATGTCGTAAACGCCAGTCTCCACCTTTTGATGGGTGTGCAATATCAAACGAGCCTGAAGTTTTTGAAAGTGTTCCAGAAATTGCGGTACTACCCCTAAGATTTATTGAATGGAACACATCTCCACCACCCCTAGGTCCAATGTAGAAAGAACCACCATCTGGTCCATCAAACCAAAGACGAGTGTTATCTGATCCTGTCCCAGTGTTGTCTGCAAAAATGTCATATCCTTCTTTGAAGTTAATTTGGAAGTTTGATGATCCTGCTGTTGTGTTAAGCAAATTAATTTTTGCATTTCCCCACAACTCAAGATCATCTGCTGCTTGATCCCATAACAAAAAAGAACCACTTTCTGCACCAAAAAACTTTACATCATGACCAGTGTCATCCACGCCTACTGTAACAGCACCAAGAAACGTAGGTGACGTATCCCAAGCAGAAGTACCAGAACCAGTACCCATAAGCACAGCACCAGACGAAGGGTTAGAATCAGTACTACCCAACTTCGTCTCTAACGCAATAATCGCACCAGAATGATTCGTATGAACAACATCATGCTCCTTACCAGAATCATCCATCTCATCCGACGCAGCAATAGTCGGTTGCTGAGTAGAAGTATCTAAACTACTAGGAAAATTTGTAGCCATTTAACCCCTATTCTTCGCCGTAAAGGGACTCCTCAGATGCGGTATTCTTACCAACCAAAGAAAATGACTTATCGCCAACCTTCGTAGCAGCCCAACCTTTAAGAACTGACAACACAGCAGCAAACCCAGAAGCTGCTACTAATTTCCAGTTGCTTACACCCATGTCAAGAAAGCTATTGCCACTAATCGTGGCTACTGCTGCTTGCACAAACGTTGCTGCACATCGCTCAAGTAAATCTAAATATTCTCTCATCTAAGTAAAGCCTTCCAAGTATTTGGTCCAACTATGCCGTCAACATATAATAGCCGACGCTTCTGGAACTCCACAACAGCCTTCCGAGTAAGCCTGCCATAATCCGAATCTACTTTATACCGATACAATCCCTTAGCAGCTAACAACTGTTGCACCACTTTAACCGCTGCTCCTTTAGAACCTTTTTTCAAAGGGCGGGAAGTAACTAGAGCTTCTATTTCAGCAAACGCAGCAGCAATACCCTTAACATCCTGCTTGACTGTTTTAGTAGCTTTCGTACCTTTCAAAGCAGGCGCATCAAACCATTTAACTTTACCATTAACAACTTTACAAGGCTGATGATGCCACCATTCGCCTCTAACATACGCAACCATGCCATAAGATTTAGCTATGGCGTTCACTTGAGAAGTACTAATACCACGACCAGTAATTCTAAAATCAACGGCATAACCCCAGTTATCAAACGCTGGTTGTTGCATGTGATAAGAACCTTGAAACCCTGAAGATGTTTTACGATCAGGGTTAGCAGCTAGGTTAAAACCTGCTTTACCGCTTTTGTATCCATCATAAAAATATTTTTGCTGTGCATAGGTACGCACACCAGATACAACTTTGACTTTGTTACGGATACGGCTGTCTCTAAAGAACGCTTCTAATCTGCGTTTGAACTCTGGGTGTAGTAGTTCAATGTTAACGTGTTTACTCGTCGTCGGTATCATTTTGTTCTTCTGTTAGCTTTCTGATTTGCACTGCTTGTATGCAAATCTTTAGTTGTAGTGGGTATTGTCTTTCTAGTTCTTGAAGTATCTCTACTGGGTTGAGTTCCATGTTAATAATCCAATGTTACAGTTAATACAGGTTTGTTTGTTTGCGCTGAACCATCACACACAGAATATATTTGAGAAGTGCTTCCGCTTCCTCCGCTTGCTACCCACCCTGTTGATAATTCAGATACCCACATTTGTTTAGCAGATACATGAGTAATAAAATCAGTTAAACCAGAAGAAGGCAACGTTAATACTTTAGAAGCGTTTTGCGCCCAACTTTGTAAATTAGAAGCAGCAACAGTTTGCATGTTAGTAGTTTGCACATACGAACCAGCGTTGTAACTAGACATAGCAGTTCCATTAACTTTATTGTGTTGTCCAACAAGTAACGTTTCACTTGTAGAACTACTAATAGGATTAGTACCACCAGTAGTTCTATATAACGTTAATGTTGCACTTGTTACGTTAGACCTTACAGCAAGAGCTTCAGCTAATGATGTGCTTGTGTAGCCACCTGTGGTTGAATCGCCACTAAATTCAAGAACAGTTAAGTTATCACCAAAAAAAGTAAAAGGGCTTTCAGTGCCTTTGAATGCTCCAAAACGAACTTTGTTATCTGTTCTCCACTGATTATTACGCCAACCTTGCGAAGCATTGCAAGTAAACGTAAGAGTTACAGGGTCAGATTTAGCCCAGACATCAACCCAAGCACCATCGTGACGAACCTTTACCTTAGTAGGATTAACCCAAGCATCACCATGACGGACCTTAAAAGCTGTACCGTTACTAATCGTAGTCCACGAACCACTGTGACGAACTTTAAAAGTACCCATTAAGCAAGATCAATCCAAATATCCCCATTAGCAACAGCGTCACTACCACCGTTATCGTTACTAGGGTCATTTGTTGAAATGTAAATAATAGCGCCTGTGTTAATATTACCTGCAACGCCTTTACTTGCAGCGCCACCATCACTTTTGTACACACTTACAGGACACGGTATTGCTGTTGCGCTCCACGCAGACTGCCCAGTACCAGTACCAACAAGAACAGTCTTATCAGTAGGAGTCGTATCCCCAATACCTACCTTCTCCTCAATCTCAATAATCGCATCGTTACTTCTACCGTGCATCTCCGCATGGTTAGGGGAGTTCAACGCAGCAGTATTAGAAATAGTCTTAGGAAGACTATCATTAGCGTCTGTATCAAGACTAGATGGAAAATTAGACTCAGGCATTCACCCTCCTACGGAGTCAAATCAATAGTAAATATACCGCCAGCAGCAAACGTAATCGTAAACGTTCCATTACTAGACGAGAAATCAGAACCAAAATCAATATACGCAATCAACGGGTCATCAGTCAAAGAATCATCATAAATCACAGCGCCCCTAGCATTCGTAATAGTTGCAGACGACCACGACGTATCAGCAGCATCAAACTTAATCGTGCCACCTGTCTGAGTTAAAGCTAAACTACTTAACGTGTTACCACCAGCAGTATAGTTAGTTCCAGAAACTTCGTTAGATACATCAGCTTTAAAGTCATGCGCCCCAAAATCAGGAGTGTACGATGATGTAACCAACATAATTTTAATTGTGTCACTATCTAAATCCAACGCCAAAGTATTCTTCAAAGCGTTAAGAAACGTTATTCCATAAAGTCCGCTAGCCATCAGCGTTCTCCTCGTCTGTCACAACCTTCGCCTTAATAGTCTCAGGTGCTATAACTACGTGTACTTGTTCTTCTTCCATGATGTCCAATAATAATCTAATCAAATAAAAAAAGATAGAGGGTAGGCTAACCTCCCAGTAAAGTCAGCCTACCCTACTATTGTTAGGTACTATTAGTTAGTTCCTATTGAGGATGATGTTTCAATCCTTCTGATGGATTCCTCACGGAATCGCTTGTACCCAACTAGATGATACCAACCAACTGTGTTGAGTCGGCGTAGGCTGTCGGTCACAGGACCAAATACTACGCTTGGGTTTTCACCAAATCCGGCTCCTCGGCTAAAGCCTTTAGCTAGAGCCTGCTTACCGCAGATAATTGTTTTGTATTCATCAACGTTAGAAGCACCAGCATCTGCTGTGAGTTCTACACGAGGGGTTTCAATAAAATCAACCCCACCGTAAACACCAATGCTACCATTTCGGATAGCGCCAGCATTTTGCTGGTTTTGGTGTGCGATTACGTCAGTTACCGTAGTAGCATTTCGTAAATCGTAGGAAACGTCAGGATGGATAAATCCAACATAAACGCCACCATTGAACGTAGGTGCAGAATCAGTTCTAAGGTTAGCAACAGCTTTACGGATAAGAGCTGCAGTCATAATATCGGTTGCTGCTAATTCTCCAGTGTTTGTTGCATCGCCACCATATAGAACGTTAGTTCCTTCAGTAAGTTCATCGTGAACAATGTTATCAAGGCTATCAGCCATGTTGTAACCGATAATGTTCGCAGCGTCAGAATCTATATTCAAAAAATGTGTTCCACGGGCTTTAGCGGTTGTCTGTACTGAATTACCATACTCAGCAAGTGTTACCGTAATCTGTGCATCACCCATTGTTGCAGGGGTAACGTCGTTGATTTCGTGTAATGCTGTTGTAGCTTGTGCAAGGTCACTATATTTTGTGAACAAAATAGTAGCGCCAGCATGAGATTGGTTAGTTGACTTAACGTCACACACCATCTCAAACATAGGTTGTGATCGCAAAGCAAAGTAGGCAAGCTGCTCAAAAGCGGCTGTACCAGCACTTGCTAGCGAACTCATTTGTGTTGTTGCCATTAGGCTATTCTCCAATTAAATTTTTGGAGCCTACCTTACGTCATAGCGTTCCAAGTACCGCCGTTAGATTCCCACAGTTGCCGTAATTCGGTTTCAGTATTCGTTTGTTTAATTAAACTCTCAAATTGAGGATCTGCCACAGGACCAGCATCATCACCAGCTTCAGCGATTCTACGCTCCGCCTCTACTTGCGCTGTAAACTGCGCCTGTTGCTCCAAATTAGATGTATCCGCTTGAGCTACCACATTAGATAACCCTGCGCTATTAGCCTCAGCTTGAATTGCATCAACAGTTAGCTCGCCTTCGTAGCCTTTCATAAAGTACTCAGTCATCCTATTGGATGGGTCTAAGCCAGCATCACGAAACACTTCTTTGCGTTGCATCTGTTGAACTTGCGCTTCAAGCTCATCAGCTCTCTTGGCTTTCGCCTCAAGTTCTCTACGCCAATTTGGTTTGGATTCAGTACTAGAAACTTCTTCCGTTTCTGTAGACTCATTTTCCATTATGTCACTCACCTTTACGTACACGCTAACAACGGTGGAATGCTAGCGGAGTTTAATTTTGTGTGAACGGCTCACCCTCTTAGTGGGGCAGATCACATAATCAAATATAAGTAAAATACAGGGTTTTGTAAACAACCTATGACATTTGGGCAGAACCTAACCCAGTAACACCTACTTGTTGAGCAGAAGCACCCATGCCTCCACCCCCAACATTAGCCCTCTTTTGACGCAACCTATTAACCCTAGCGACCATTTCACTATCTAAACCAAAGTTCGCAGAAGCAATCTCATCACTAGATAATCCTTGCGTACCAAGAGTTTCCTCTGTCAAACCAGCAGTTTGCGCCATAGCTAAACTAACGTCACGTTCCTGAACATTCTGATCTACTAACTCCCTAGCAACACCCTTAGATAAGCCTTGCCCAGTAGCTTTTCTAGAAGCTAACGATATGCCAGCGCTTTCAAGTTGTAAGCGTTGCTCAAGAACAGTTACCGCCCTATCAGGGTCTAAATAGTATGCAGTTAAATCAGCGTCATCAATATTATACAACGACAATAACTCTTGTTTTAAATCTTTGTTTGCTTCAGCAGTTGCTTTAGCAGCTAACGCAACACGTTCCTCTACTTCAGTAGCTGAAACATCATTACCTATAAATTCTGCAAAGTCTTCTGGGTCATCATAAAACCTTTCAGGCAACCCATACGCAGCCATAGCCTGCTGATAATCACGTTCTAATTGTATGTAATCATTAACAGAAATAGCAGGCAAACCATTTTCTCGTCGTTTATCCATGCCAGAAAAACGTTCGTTAAATTTAGGTTGGTTACGTAACTGCACAAGAATATCAGAAGCAGTTGACCCTTCAACCCACAAATTCTGAGCAAAACTATACAAATCTTCTAACCCGTAATCTTCTAATATGGTCATCAAAACATCATTTGCAGCCATTAATACTTCACCATTCCAAACTCTTGCGCAATCAATGTAGCTACTTCTCTAGCTTCTAACTCAGCGTTCTTAGTGCCTTGCCATTCAGAGCTTTTCCTAATCTTTGTTTCTAAACCAGACAAACTTATAGGGTTACCGTTCTCATCAGAAAATTGTAGTATGTCTTTAAATTCTTTATACATGTCAACAGGGCGCTCAAGCATATCTTCTATAGTTGTTTTATGCGTAGAAAAATAATCACTTGGCATAATGCCTAGTTCCATTACAGGTCTAGCTAACGCAGGGTACAAACCAACAGCTCGTTGAGCAAATTGTTCTAAAATTTCTGCATCAGATATTTCCCCAGTAAATCGGGCTTCAGCTAAATTTGTAATTTCGTCAGGATTTAAATTAAGATAATAATTATTAGCGTTAGCTCTTAGCCATCTTTCAGTAGACATTAACTCTGTATACTGACCAACAGTTTCTTTCTGTGCCTTATCAGCCATAACAAATTCTTTAACAAACCGTTCATCGCTAACTTTGTTACCACGTGCTAAAAACAATGATTTTTCATCTAACTCATCATCAGTATAAGCAATACCTAACTGCCTTGCTAAATCTTCTAACATCCTTCTAGCAGGCAACAACTCCTCTTCTTTCTGAGGGTCACTCATTCTTTCAAACCGAGTATCAAACTCTCTTTGGAAAGAAGTCGTTGTTTGAAAATAATCAGTAAAAGAAAATAGTTGCTCTACCCTAGCTGGATCATCTAGAATGCCTTGCTGTTGTATGTAATCAACAATGTGCATAGTAGTAACTTTGTTAGGGTCATTAACATCAACAGGTATTAAAAACGGAGTTATCATTCCCGTTGCGTAAATTGGTGCTCTTGACATTGCCTCTGGATTTGAACCAAGACCAATATGAAAATCTAAATTATTAGAATCAAGAAACAACCCATAGCCACCATATTGCTCTAACACCGGATTATCTAAAAATTGTGTTAAATAATTGCGTTCATCGTCATCGTTCAAACCAGCATCTTGCGCCATTTGGCGACCTACATTAAAACCACCAACACTTCTAGAACCAAAATCACCGCCTTTAGGAGGTCCGCTAAACGTAGCAGTAGTAGTGCTTTCCCCAACTACAGGTGCAGCAGTAGAAGTAGGGTTTAAGTTAATCTTTTGAGATTGCACTAGCCTATTTACAGTTGGATGATACGCTAAATGCTTGTTTATACTAACATTATCACCTAACCCATAGTTTTGTGGATTTTGACCTTCAGGGTCAACCATATACTGACCTTCTTGTTTCCTTCTTGTTTCTAAAATTGCTTCTTCTCCAGCTAATTTAGTTCCAGTTGTACCAGCCCAATGTTGTGCTAAAGGCTCGTAATCACCAGACTCAGTAGCTGCAAGAACTTTACGTATAGTTTCAGGACCAGAAGAACCAGCATTGTAAACTAAAGACAAAGTAGAAGCCTGCACAGTTTCAGGCATACTCATAAAAATTTGACGACCAGCAGCTATAACTTCTTCTCTGTCGTTAAAACCATAAACTGTAGTATCCCCATTGCTTTTTACTTCTAGCCGTACAGGACCATCCCCACCTTCATATTTAATAGGAATACCTTTGTCAGGGGCAGGATTATCTCCAAGTCCCCAAGCACTTGCCCAATTATTTTTAAGGCTTTGATCTGCAAATTTTGATATTACATTATTTTCACCATAATGAGTTCGTGCAGATTCACCAAACGCTAACTCAGCATAATAAATTTCTAAATGCGTTTCAAAATCTTGTTCAAATAACTTATACGCAGCATCATCAGGAATACCATTATTAGGACCAGCAATATTGTATGTCTTGCCATCAATAGTTATACTTTCATTTTTAATTTCGTCATCAGAAAGACGATGCCCAAAACCTATTGTTTCAATTCCTTTAGCATCGTCGTAAACAGGATGCAAACCTGTTGCAGCATTGTATTTTTCACCTTCAAATGAAAGAATCAGCGCTTTATGATTATCAAAATTAGAAGATGCAGGAGGAACAGAATCTAAACCTTCCTGTGCAACTTTTACATAATTAGTAGTATCACCAGCTATACCATAATCCAAAGAACCTAGAGCTTGTAAATCTTGTTCAGACATTGCCACGTGCGCTACCCCCCAAAGACCTAATAACATTAACAACCTGCTCAGCAGCGTTAACAGATTCCCTAGCCTGATACCGTTGCGTAACATCCCTACCCAAATCACCTTCAGTAATAGCATCACCAGCTCTTGCAGCTAAATTAATATTAACCGGAGCATTCTCAGATAATTGCAAATCAAAAATCATTTCCATAAAAATATCTTTTTCTCGTTTAGTAGCTTTCCTACCTAACAAATTAACGGAAGCAGTTTCCATAGCATTGAATACGCTAACTTGATCTATCATTCTAAACGCATCATTACGACGAGTTGCTGCTCTTTCTTGCGCAAACAAAGTTCTAATTTCATCACTACTTAAACCTGTTTCATCTGTTTGTACACGTGCAAGAATATTAAAGAATAAAGGCACATCAAACCCACCAGTAAATTGATCTGGCAACAATCCTTGTGGGTCAGCGAATTGTTGTAAATCTGGACCAAATCTTGTAGCTAACCGTACAGCGTTATTTACTGCTTGGTCAAACGCAGCGTAATCTAATTCGTATTCGCCTTCATCTTCGCCTCTTAAAAAAACAGCATCATAATTGTCTTTGCCATATAGCCCGTGATAAGCAAGCTCCATCGCGAAATCAATTAATTCGTCGTCAGTTAATTCAGCAAGTATTTGCCGTACATCACGTTCAGTTTGGCGTGTTCTTTCATTAGTTTCTTCATCATAAATGTATCCAAGAGTAGGTTCTTGCCCTGCCCGTAATGCGGCTTCTTCTTCAGGATCTGTTACGTCGTATACTTCTTCTTCAAAATCAATAACTGCATTCAATAAATTATTAGCCGCATAATTAGCAAACTCTGCATTATTGAATGCAGTACCGTCAGCATTTTTAAATGCCTTGTTTATTGTTTCATTAGCTAACTCATCATTACTTATTTTTAATATTTCTCTATCTAAAAAATCAATCAACCCGTCTGTAATAGAATCTTTACTACCAGCATCACCTAATGATCTTCCATTAAAAGCCGTGAAAAAACTGTCAGCAAACTTTTTAAGTTCGTCATCGCTTAAACTTTGAATATACGTAATAACAGCTAACGCATTAGCTTCTGATAAAAACCGAGGAATATAATTTCCATCGTCGTCTTTGTAATCGTCAAGGTCTCTACTCATAATTATTTGCGTACCAAATCTCTGCTTCTGTTAATAATAGTTCAAGTTCCTGCTCTGGGAATATACCTTTGTCAGTAAAACTTCTAGGAATAGTCCAAGTGCTTTCAGCTACCATATCATTTTGAAAATACCTAATATACGTACTAGCAAACGCAGGTCTATTAGAATAATCAGCTTTCATACCAAGCCAAATTGCACGAAGGTCACTATTTTTTTCATTTGTTATATCTTTGTTTTTTCTTTGAGACAACAAAACTTCTATCATTTGCCTATCGTTAATAAATAAAAGCAAATCACGTGAAGCGCCATTAACTTTCCACGCATCACTCTCATCTTCAAACAAAGCAGCAAACCCTCTATACACCTCACGCAACCTATTATTTGCAGAAAAATCTTCATACGCATCTTTCCACTGAGGGAACTCCCTACCTAACTGGTGCACAAGGAAATCTTTTTGCATTTTCAAATCAAAATTAAACTCATGGTTAATATCGGTATACGCACTATTTAATTGCCCACGCCTATACAACTCATTGTTAATATCCTGCATACCTTCACCATTGTAATAAATAGGATTATCAGCAAGAAGAACACCAGCAACAGGCTCATAATAAAAAGCACTAATCTCTAAACCTTTATCTTCTTTATACGGATACTCTCGCCCAGTCGCAGGGTCTATATACGCTTGCGGAGTATTCTTAAATTCTCCATAATGTTTTTGAATTTGCTCTGGGTCAAACCCACTATCATAAAGATTCCAACCCCTATCCAACATACCTTCATCTAATACTTGATCTAAACTTTTTAAAGACCGCATCGGCTCATTAGAACCAACAAAAAACTCATTTCTTTGCTTGTTATAAACTACAGAACTAAACATTTCATTAGTTGTAGCTCCAACATCTCCTTGCAAAAACGCAGCAATAACCGGATAGGCTTGTATTAATTCTTTATGAGCTTCATACAATTTCCAACCTTCAACAGTAGGAGCTATACCATACGCTGCCCTAGAATCAGTTAAACTTTGCGTTAACCAAAAAAACTCGTCGCCTTCTTCAGCTAAAAATCTGGCATCCGTATAATCTCTACCAGTTAAAATAGGACCATTAACCATTCGTTTATTTCCATCAGGGTCTGTTATTTCTATTCTTGCTGGAAAACTTGCATCAGGATTATCAGGGTCAACAAATCCACGTTCAATATCTTCTTCTAACATTTCGTTATATCTAAGTTTTTTAGCATAAAAAGGAGACATTTGATCTACAGCTATAGGAATATTTAAAGCTGCATACGTTTTAAACCAGCCGAACCCTTGCGCAGCTACGTGTGCGTCACGCATAAGACTATTACGTACTTGTTCATCAGATAAATCTATATACGGATTACTAGAGTCTTCATTGTTTTGCTGTACTTGCGTTAACTTATCTAAAAATATTTGACCAACACGTGTTTCATATTGATTTCCCCTGTATATACCAGTTCTGTACGCTATAGATTCTGTCCACGTAGGCAAAGTTTCTTTAATAAATCTTTCATACCAAGGACCGCTTTGCACCCCATAAGGAAACATAAACCCAAACACATCTTCAAGTTCAGGGTCTGCATACATTCCTTCTTGAATAACGAAGTTCACTAATGGACCTGTGCTTGGCAACGGACTTGATGTAACTAACGAAAATAAACTATCAGTATCAAACGCTATAGGATTTTCAGTCGCTAATTTAGTTATACTTCCAAACGGACCAAACGTCAATTTATCACTATTAAGCAACTCTTTAAGAACAGGAATATCATTTAAAATACTTTCACTAAAATTAAACACTAATTTTTTTTCACCAAAAGCGTCTTTCTCTGTTGTCAATCCAAGAACAGGTGCTTGTATATCGCTTGTAAATAAACGTATACCTCTAGCAATATACACAGGATTATCAAACGCTAACGAAGCCCACCTACCAATAACTTCTTGCCATGCGTTAAAGAACGGTGACGCAAACCCTAACACTTCCGCAAATCTTGTATGCTCAACTAACTCATACATAACTGTACGTGTATCTTCTAACGCTCTGCGCCTAGCGATAGCTTCCATTTCAGTTTTTTGTCTAGGCGTAAACACATAATTATCATCAAAGTTTTTATACGCAGTAGTTTGCTCTAACAAATATTCTTTATATTTACGATTGTAAAAAGGATGCCTTGATAACGCATCAGAAGGCATTGTGCCAAGAGTTTCAAACATGCTGTCAGTAAATTTTCTAAGACGACTTACTTGTTGTCTAACTACATTAGCTCTGTCAAGAATACCTTCTGTTCCGTTATGTTTAGCAAAATTTTCATACATGCCTCCATCCATAGTTCTAATAACATTAACAACTTCATTAAAGTTTACTGAACTATCTAAACCTAAATCACTTTTAAATTTCGGAGAATCAACGATGGTTTGTATATCTTCCCATTTAACAGCCTCACCTGAAGCAGCTTTCCTACGCAATCCTTTAAATATGCGATCTGGCAATATGTGATTAGCGTCTAAAACAAACCTTGTAGAAATATGGTGAATGTAATCATCCATAGCAACTTTAGGAATAGTTATATCAACAGCTACATCTTCTAAAATATTTGGATTGTTTTTAAAAAACTCTTCTACTTTTTGTATACGTTGCGCTACCGGCAATTCAGTATCAAAAACAATATTAAAAATTCTTTGTTTAGCAGGGTCAGGGCTTTGCCATTGCTGCCAATGTTCAGTAAAAATATCATTCCGTTTTGCAACATCACGCACATCTACAAAATCGTAAGTCGTAATTGGACCTTTACCCTCCAACTCCAACAACTCTCTAGTATGCGCACTATAAATACCTTGCATAGCAGACTTATCACTTCGCCTAGCAGAAATTTGGCTAGCGTTCATTTGTTGATGCGCCATAGTATCACCCATAGCGTTTTGAAAAACATTATCCCCAATGCGTACAGTAGGCGCATCATTAAGCACAGCATACGTATCAGCTATTTCAAAAACATCAACAATATCATCAACATTTTTAAGGTTAAATCCTTCACGATTACCTGCTTCTAACAAACGTTGTTTAGTTAATTCCCCCTCAAATAACGCTCTATCAGCTAATTCATTCCAAGCCGGATTATCAGGGTCAGCTTTGCGTAACAACTCTCTACCAATAGTATAATAAGATTTACTCATTGTGCCAGCAGCTTTACCAGACATGTAATTATTTAAAGAGTTATACCTATGAGATCGATATTTTATAGCATGATATACTCCTGCCACTGGATGCACTAACCCACTCATAGCTAATCTAGCTGCTGCGCCGCCAGCAGTTTTAGTTTTGTACGTTAAAGTATTAGCGTTTGCAACGCCTTCTTTAATAAGTTGCTCATAAGACAAACCATTTTTTTCTAACAACGCAACTTTATCAGCAAGCTGCGCATCTTTAGCAACTTTAATTTTTTTATCTTTTAATTTTTTACTAGCATAAATATCCAGCCAATCATCCCTAACTTTTGCGCCTTTAGCAGCTTGGTCTTGAAGCAAAGTTCGCCAATTACCTTTAGCTTTAGTTAACGTTTCTAACGCACCAAACACAGCAGCAAACCGCAACTGCTCATCAGCACCAACCACACGCATAGCCCAACGAGGCGTTAACAAAACAGAAGCAGTCCAAATAGGTCTAATCGTTGCATCTATACCCGTTGACACAGCCTTACGAGCTGTTCTAACCATCATGCGAGGATTATACGCAATATCATAATTTTTAAATACGCCGTTTTCGTGTTTGCCTACTCTGTTGATAGCATCCTCTAACAAATCCCAACGAGGCATCGGACTACTTTGCGCCATTTGCGTAGGAGTTACACCATGATGCGCTTCAGCCAACAAACTACCGTCAGGACCATAAAAAACAAAAGTAGTAGCCTCTTTCTGATTACCACTTTTTCTAAGAATTGTTTTGTCATCAGTGCTAAACACAGGCTTGTAACTAGAATCTACAGCATTCCCATTACGAAGCATCTCATCATACTCAAGTTTAGAATTTGTTAACTGATCGTACAAACTAAAAACTTCATTGCTATCTTTTTGAGTAAATTTAATATTTGTTTCGCTTGCTATTAACTCATCAGCACGATCACACAACAATTTAATAGTTCTATCATAAAGTTGTTTACGTTGCCCTACAGTAGCGTTACGAGCAACTAACGAAACATATTGCCCATTAAGCGATTCAGCTTCAGCACGTGTAAGTATTGGTTTGCCATGAATAGCAAACTTATTAGCATCAGCTAGCATTCTTTCAAATTGTTGGCTTGCTTGCACACGATCATAATGGTGCATTACTCGCTGACTAACTTGTTGCGTAAAATACGTTAACCTTTGAGAACCTAAAGGTTTTAACGTAGAAGGAATAGGCAACACATCCACTAAAAAATCATCTGAAATGCCTACTCGGTTACGTAACTTTTGTGCATTTAAAGCAGCAGCTTTAGAGTACGCATTCCCACTAAAAGGTTTTACAAGCAAATTAGTAGCAAAATCTTTAACGCCACCAAACACTTCACCAGTTAACGTATCCCGACCCATACGAGGAAAATCTGTAACAGTCTGAGCGCCTGTACGCAAACTTGTATCAGACATTCGTAACGGAGAACCAGTAAATTGATCTACATAATCCACACGCACGTTACGTGCAGCGTAATCTAACACATCAGCAAGAACAATTTTATCTAACGCTATATCTTCAAACGTAGCTATTTTGTTCATATCTAACCGAGTGAACCCTGTTTCAAACGGACCGTTAACAACTTGTTTTGCAATAGACTCTCTTAACGTAGCCCTAAAATCAAAAAGCGCAACCCAATCAGTGTTTGTTAAAACCTCATGTTCCTTCATTAAATTAGTTTTTAATTTTTGTGATTGTTTTCCAAGAATAGTATGTTCAGCATTAGCTACTAACAAATCTTCTTGTTTAGAAAAAATAGTTTCAGCTAAATCAGAAGGCAAACCTTTTTCTGTCATTTCTTTTAACTGAGCTTTAAGTTTTTTAATTTTTTGTTCTTCTTTAGGAATAGTTTTTTTATCAACTGGAGATTTATTTGTTTTAGTTTTTAATTTATTTACATCTTTTGTACGTTCTACAATTTCTTTTTTTAAATCATCAATATTTTTTGAAGTTCCTCGTAAAGTTTCTAATTTCTCTAATTCATCAGTTAACTTAACAGCGTCTTCACCAGCAGCAACACTTCTTGCTTGCAACGAATTAACTTCCTCAAGTAAATCAAAAAAATCACCATCAACTAATTTATTAAACGCTGCGCCAGCATTACCCATAGCTTCAGCAGCTACAGCAGTATCACCCAACACAAACCGTAACGTCTTAGCCCTAGCCGCAGAAGTAGCGCCTCTAGCAACCAAATACAACGCTTCAGCAGGCAACTTCTTAGCTTGCCTTCCAGTCAACGCAGCACGCAAAGCACCAACTCTTTTATTAATTAACGCATTATCGCCTTCACTAGCTAAATGCGTTAACGCATACTGAGGACTAAACTCATCCCCACGTGCAGCGTTTTCAATAACTTCATCCAACGCTTGCCACGTTTTAGAACCAGTTAAAGCTCTCGCACGATATTGAAAACTAGTCCTAGCTAACTGATCATAATTTAACGCTAACTTTTCTCCACCTATTGTTATTAACTTAGGTTCAGGCAAATCAGCAGTAAACCCAAAACGTTTAGATTGTTTTGTAGGTTTAACAGTATGCCAACCAAATCCGCTTTCTCTAATAATATGTATTTTGCCAGTAGGAGTTACTTTCCTAACTCTAGCGTTACTAGCTAAAACATCTTCAAACGAAACATGTTTAATATCTAAAGGAGTTCCAGCTAACCCAGTGCCTTTACCAGTTTGTGTAGTAACAGGTCGCATAATAGCGCTAGTGCCTCTAGCTAACGAAACTCCTTTGCCTACTACAAGTAACGGGTCTAAAAAAATTTCTTGCAGAAAATCAGCGCCACCTGATAACACATTAAAGTACAATGTTCCTTCTAACGCATTGTATTGATAATCGTTAAAAGGGTCTATGCCAGAGTACAAAGATGCAAAGGCTTGCCCAAATGAACGTTCTTCTTCTCCATAAGCTACAGCGTATGCTTGTTTATATGTGTCAGCGTCAAAATAATTTAAAATAGGTATTCTATCAGACCAACTAAAATTACTATCTGAACTTATACGTTCTATTTCTTTATCACTAAATGGATTGTATTTAATGTAACCTTTATCGGCTTGGTCTTTATAAAAATCAGAAAGACCATTATACCAAATAGCTTCTTCTTGATCGTTGCCAGATGCAAGCATAGTAAAAATAAACGCACCTGTATCATCAATAACTTCAATAGTGTCTAAGTATGAATTCCATAAAGGCTCTCTTGCGTAGCTTGGAAGAACTTTAGTTGAGCCACCAAGCAGACCATACTTACCTGATAACCAACCAAAATTACTTTCTCCACCTAAACCTAACGTATCTCTAAAAAAATTTTCCCTCATCGCTGTAAGAGAAGCATCTTTAAATTCGTCAAAGTCTCCTTTTTTAATAGCATTATACGAACCAATAAGAATTTCTCCTCCTGATTCAAACCCTTGAACAACAGGATTTAAAACTGCACTATAAGCTGCACCTGAAAGACCTTTAACAGCTTCTACACCATAACCAACAAGAGAATCACCTTGTTCTTCTACCCAATCAATTAAACCCATTATTTAATTTTCTTCTTGTGTTGTTTTAAAAGAAGAAACACTACGTTTCACATCCATAACAGCACTACGTATTTTTGCACTAGAATCATAATCAGAAGCCATACGCTCTAACACAGGCAACAAATTAATAATTTTAGTTTGCTGCCGTTTAGTAAAAACATCATTACCCATACTATTAGACGGCGCATACCCTTGTTCCATAACAGACTCAGCAGGTCGCTCAGTTATTCTACCAAAAGGTTTTTCACCAGCTCTCATCGAAGGAATAGCAGATTCAGAATCTTCTATATTAGGTAAAGGAACAACAGTTTGAGCATCCTCTTGCATTTTAGCTTGCCCATATTGTTGCCCTCTAACAGCTTGAACTTTTTGTCCTCTACCTTTACGTGGCATTACAACGCTCCTAACAATTGACGCAACCCAGCAGCTCCGCCTTCAGCAGGAGGAGGTGCTGCCATAGCTTCTGCACCTGCACCGGCTTGAGCTATACCGGATTGCGCTTCAGGGGATGTAGGCGAAACCATAGTAGCTTGCCTTTCTTGCGCTTCACGCTGTACTTTTTCAACAGCCGCAGCGAGTTCAGCTTTATCTGATTTAACAAGATCAATAATACGAGCAATATCCGCAGGCGGTATTGCCCCTGTTGCTGCTTGTTGTTGCAAACCAGACAACAAACTTTGCTCTAACTGTTCAGCAGTAACACAATCACGTTCTGCTTCAACATCCTCAACAAGAGGGTCTATTTTCATAAACGATTCTTTTGACATCGTTCCCATTGAAAGCCTTTGACCACCAGCAATAACAAGATTGTTAATGTCAGCCCCAGCTTGGCTATAAGATACCACGTTGTCATCCGTTGTGAAGTGTTTGTTTGGGACATAATCTACCTTACCTTTAACTTTACCCATAGAAATATAAAACGATTTAGACTTATTGCCAGCGTATTCTTTAGCCATAGCAATAGCTATTTTGTTTTCAGCTTCTAATGAACGAGCAAGTATTTTTTGTGACTCTTGCACAGCAAAATCAACAACCGCAGATAACACAGCGTCGCCACGACGACCAGTACGGATATTACTTGTAGACTCGCCACCAAACTCGGCAGGCACACCAGCAGTTAAACGTTGCGCTCTTTCCAAACGATCAATAGCAGGGTTCGTCATAAACCCTACATTTAATTGCATGTCTCTTAAGTCACCGCCACGGATAACACCAACCTCACCAGTTAAACCATTCGCAGGATTAATAATGCTAGGTTGCTCACCAGCACGACCCACTAACCATGTATCAGGAAAAATACCTTTTTGCACAGCTATAACTTCTAACGCCATGAGCTTAGCTTGTTGCTGATACATTCCTAGTATGCCGTCAAACTGACCGTTAGGTTCATCTAACGAAATACGTTCAGCCATAACAACAGGACAAATATTTGTAGGGTTTTGCACACGTTCTAACTCAGCTATAACAGGTTCAGTATCACCAGAGCCAATAGTATGTGCAGGATTACGCAACGCTACAAGCACATACTCTTTATGGTCAACATACTCAATAAGTTCAACAGCTTTATGCGTATCATACGGAGCATCAGCAACGCCAGCAAACCGCAACGCAGCATCAGGATAATGCCTACGTATCCAACCAAACGAACGCTCATAACCAAACACACAATCCGAAGGACTCATACCATCAGAGCCACGCAAATTAGACGGATACGCAGTTAACGGATCACGCACATGCCATGTAGGGCAACCCTTTTCCATATCAAACCGAACCTGCACAATCGTATTGTTGTAACCAATCAAATGCCTTGCACGTTTAGCAAGCTGCATATCTATACGAGAATTTTGCCACCAACCAAACAACGCTTTGCGACGAATAGACGCAAACTTTTGCGCTTGCTTAGATGACTCATCTTCAGGTGGGCAAACAATATCAGGAGTAACAGACGCTATACGCATAGCAGTTTGATCTAAACCCTGCGCCAACAAGTTAGCAACAGAAGAAGCTTCAGTAGAATCTATTTCAGGCAACGGCACAATAACATCACCATTGTAATGGTCACGTATCAAACGCATTTTTTCTTTTACACCAGCATGGTTAGATGAACGGGTGTAGTACAGGTCTACAATTTCTTCTGCTGTTTTCAATGTATTAACTTTCTGTTACCCAAGTTGGTCGCCACTGTCTAATAGGCTCAGACGGAGGCACGTACAATTTATTAAGATTATGTTCTACGAACCATTGTGCCATCACACAGTCATCAGTTCTAGACCCTGTGCCTTCTGGATTCCATTTTGTTACTTCATTAATTAAAAGCAACGAATGAGGTCTAGCATCAGTATGCTGTTTCCCAGCAAGCCTAATACGACCCAAGCGATACAACGGTGCAAGCATTTGCACACCATACTTAGGGTCACCTTTATTTCTAGAATGCGTGTAATGCGGAATAAGCTCTACACCACGCAACGCAGACCACCGCCGAAAATGATCGTACTGCAAAATAAACTTTTGAGCAGCGTTAGCCTCAACTATCCAATGCGTAATCGGGTGACCAATATCGTTACTTATTTGCCACCACTCTTCAGCTATACCAGTAAACCGTTGCGTATCATGGTTCCAATCAAGAAACGACGGAGCATCCATTTTCTTTCTATACGACTCTAACAAATACCTGTACTCTGACTCAGGACAATACGCCCAACATTGCAACGCCCAAAAATTAGACGGAGAAGGGTCCGCAGACGCTATAACCATAACTTCGCCAGCTAAATACTTTGGCACTTCCCACAAGTCACGGTCTTTGTCCCAACAACCAATATACTCCACACCATTATCGCCTTGCCCCCCACTAATCCATAAAGGGTCTACAAGCACAGACGCAGGGTCAGTGTCTTCCTGTTGGTACAGTATTTCGTAACGGTCAGGTGTTTGCGCTTTAACATGTCGTATACGTCGCCACGGCAACCTACGAGGATACAACAAACAACCTTCAGGATACGCAACATCACTAGGCTTATGCAAATGATCGCACCTATCATCATAATGCGCTTTAAATTTAAGATGCGTATACTTACGTTCACCTTCCGTATCTACTTTATTTTCATCAACTTCTTCAACATCGTCTTCCTCATCAACAGGCGCAAACTTATCTAACGCATACCTATAAATATCATCAGAAGCCATACGCTGCCCCTGCAATATAAGCAACCCAGCAGGCTCTAACCGTGTTTCAGCTACCTCATCCCACCAACGATACATGTCAGAACGAGACTCAGAGTTACGCATCTTGCGAGGGTCCCAAACATCATCCCAAATAATAAGATCAAAACGACCACCAAGAAACCCAGAGTCCATACCAAACGCAGACCACGACGGTTCTTTCTGCGATAACGGCACATCACCTTGTTGCACTACAGTAAATGCTTCAGCACGCCAAATTTCTTTAGCGTCAGGTTTAAACTGCCCAAAGTCTTGTTGCATAGTACGTTCAGCATCAACTGCTAACCCTAACTTAATGTCGTTTAGCTCAGCACGGGCAACATGCTCTCGTTCAAACTCCGCTCTCAAACGCCGTGTATACCATTCAGCGAGACGTTGGGTTGAGGAACCGAGCATCCCTCTAATGGCTCTGTTACGAACCGTTGCCCATGCTGGCAAAACCTTAGCAAAAAAAGTAGATTTTCCACTTCCAGGTGGTGCATTAATAACACAATATTCTTCTAATGGTGTTTCAAATAGTTCAAATATCTTTTCTGTAGCTTCTATTTGCCACGGCTGCAAAACAATACCAAAATAACGCAGCGCAAATTTTTCAATATTATCCCAACACTCTTGAACTTCTTCAGGCAATTCTTTATACGTGGGTATAGTAGATACACCTACACGTTCAGTTTGCTCCTTAGCAACAACATAGTTGCGTGTAGACACACGCCCAGACTCATTGTCTCTAGCTGAATGATAATTAACACCAGCCTGTTTAGCAGCCTGATACATACTTAAACTGCGACGCAGCAATAAATACTCAGCCCACTTTTCTACAGGTGTAGCTTTACCAGACCCCATTTACCACTTAGTCTTGTTAGCCCAATATGCAGCAGAACAAACCCCTTTAGATATATTCTTTGCATGACGAGCTTTAAATGCTTTACGCCGAGCTTTTTCTTTAGCTGTTTTAGGATTCTTACCAGCACCCTTAACACCCTGCTGACCAAAACGAATAACCTTACCGTTCTCACAACCCTTACCCTTAGCCACAACAACATGCGACTTCGTAGGATGATTAGGCGTGCGCTTAACTTGGTTATATTTAGATACACCAATTTTAGCTAAACGAGAATCTTTTTTCTTAGCCATTACTTTTTCTTTGCAGTCCTTTTAGCTTTTCTAAAAGCAGCGTCAGTAGGAGCACCTTTCTGACCTTTTTTACGCATAGGTTTACCGCTTTTTCTGCGCTTATGAATATTTGCATACAAACCAGATTTAGCCATTACATTTTTTTCCTTTTCTTTTTCTTACCACCATTTTTTTTCTTAGGTGGTCTACCAACCTTACTACCGTATGTACCCTTACCGTATGGCATAATACTCTCCTTACTGACAACTCTCACAAATGTCAGGATTTTCTAAGCCACACTCTAGCAGCTCATCATCAACATCATCAACTATTTCATCAAAATCTTCACAAAACACAAAAAACTCCCAACACCATGTTGTAACTAAATACCCGAAAGGGTATCCTAACCCATACCTAAAAACAAAAAGGGGATTGTGGACCCTTGACCAACCACAACACCGCCTGTAAGCAGCGCCCGACTAACCCTCGGTGAGTCACCCGTCAGAAGGGTAACGGTCCCCTGTGACAACGCAAAAAGGAAATGAGCGCACAGGGGCGTAACGCACAGGACAAAGCGATTACAAGGTCAAAGCAACCCCAATGCTTGGGAGGTTCCCAAGGGAAACTACGCCCCAAAACAAATCAACCAAACACCAACAAACAAAACACCCAAACACACACAAAAAAACACCCCCACAACACACAAACCACTAAACCAAAACCCCCAAAACACCGTATATACACAGAGGAGGGGGGGGTATCAAGGCACTTACCCCGTTAAGTCATCTAAACCGAACATATGTTCGCCGAACGTACGTTCGCCCTAAACCTAAGGTAGAGGGTTAGACTTTATATTTAATGGGGTTCATTAGATTGGTTTTAATGGTTGTCATTAGATCGGTGGTGGTCGTGTATATTTATTCACCCGACTGCATAAATATGGATTTACTCTGAGACGCTATATGACGGCTCTCACAGCCTCGTTTTTTTTGGGGATACTGCGGTACTAAATAATCATTTAAACGCCATATAGAGCATCTGAGAGGGTCTATTTTACGAACGTATGTTCGCTTTTTTTACGAACGTATGTTCGCTTTTAGCCTGATTTGCATCATTTTTAAATCTATGCTAGGTGAATCGGTCCGGTTAACCATCTGTTTTTTAGATAGCGGTATCTGTTTAAATCATGGTATGTGACACCATTTATGACCCATATAGCGCTATCGTTACTATTACTGAAGTTGAAACAGAAACCGGATCAACTCAAGCCCTGAGGTAGGGGTCAGGAAAAGGAAGGTAAAGCGGAGACATCCGGCTAGTAAAAGAAATCTTCCATAGGGTTGAAAGTCCCCAAAATATGCGAGTCTTTTATCCTGATGAGAAAAAGGGATATTAAAGGGAAGGTTCCACCGTGATGATGGATAGAAAGCCCTAGTATAATCGCTTAGCCGGTACCTGCCGGTATACCACCGATGGAGTCCGTATGGACCTAAGGATAAATAAGAATCTTTCTTTCCTTCTCTGTGGAATTGACCACACTGATGAGCACCCGTAAGGGATGCAGAAAGAAGGCAACATGGAAGAGTACAAACGTAAGTTACGTAAAGCACGCCGTGACCGTGAACTTAATCAGTTACGATTAGAGCGTCTCCGTAATCGTCAAGCGCATAAAGCGCTACGGTGGGAGCGTGACCGAAGGTTTAACGGTGTAACCCAATTAGGCACCGGCGAATTTAAAAATATGACTGGTCCAAATTGGGCAGGACCATACGGGGGATAGATAGTTATTATCTCGGAGCACATCGTGAGGTGTGCTCTAAGATGCTAACTGCATCAGAAAGAAGGAAGAATAATGAGCGATTTAAACATTAAGGATGGCACTATGACAATCCTTATTCCCATCACGGTAACCGTAAAGGTTAAAGAATGGGCAGATAATTATGACATAGAAGCGCCAATTGATTTACCGCTATACCAACTTGTGCGTAAAGATGTTGTTGAATATTTCCAATCGGAAACATTTGAGCAACTAGGATGCGGACAGACGGGTTGCATAATTGTCTAGGTTGTAGGTTGGGCATTAGAAATAGTGCCTTTCCTAGTGCCTAGTGCACTAGAAAGAAGGAAGATGATGGGACCTATGTTTGAAGGTAAAACTATTGAATGGTGGGAACAACTTGAAGAGAAAACAAAAGGCTACGGATTGTTTATGCTTACTGAAATTTACTATATGAATAAGGCTAGGCGTGAAGGTTGGATTCCCTTCAATAAAACTATTCGGGTAACTGTAGATAGTTGATATCTCGGAGCACATGTGCAAGCATGTGTTCTAGGATGTTAAGTAAACATCAAAAAGAAAGAAGGAAGATAATGCCAAGTATAGAAATTATGGGAATTAGTAATCCCGATGAATCAGGTGATGAGTTCCGTAAACAATGGAACCAGACGATTAACCTTGATGCCGTTAATAATATGGACAAAGAAACATTAGACAAGTTAGCGGAGATACTTAAGAAAGTTAAGTAGCTTAACAGCTCGGAGCACATGCGACAGTGTGTGTTCTAGGATGCTAAGCATCAGAAAGAAGGGAAAGATAATGGAAAACATATTTGAATATCGGGATCACTTTGAAAGTGAACACCAAGATTTAAGCGAATTTGATTGCTTAGAAGTTCGGCTATTTACCGAGCGGAGCATAACGAATGAGGCATGTAATCAAGATTATATTTGTGAGTTTCTTATTACGTATGGTGGACCTACAGTTAGATTTACTGTAGATAGCCGGTATCCTATGGCAGAATTGTTCCATAGTTGGGGCGTAGATCATAGCGGTAATCGTAAGGAAACTATTGAAGTCAATAAGAATGTGACTAATAATTTCAAAGATTTCATAGAAGAAATATATAACGTTTAGTTGTTATGTCGGAGCACATCGCAGGGTGTGTTCTAGGATGCCAACTAACTAGGTGGTGTCAGAAAGAAGGAAGATAATGGCTAAAGGTAGACGAATAGAAACGTATACAACGTTGATGGGTTCCCTATGGACTTGTGATGAAGAAGTCGCACATGTGGGGTCACAAACTATTGATGTCTGTAGAAGTCATAGCATAAAAACTATTGAAAAATATTTAACTATCAATAACGGTAACGGATGGTTGCATCCTAACCCTAAAGATAACAATAAATTTCTATGCTATTCCACTGATTTTGATACGGATTGTGACCATCCTCCATACGATGACGATGACTACGCATGCGAAGCGTGCGGAGCAACGTTATGGGACTAGCTAATAGCTCGGAGCGCATCGTAAGGGTGCGTTCTAGGATGTTCGCTAGGAACATCAGAAAGAAGGAAAAGATATGCCATTTAATTGGTCAGTAGCGAATGTCTCTGACTACTCGGAAATATCCTGTGCAACAGCCTACATAGGCGACACAGAATATCCGGTATTCAAAGTTAAAGATTCGTCTGGCTTTGTTATTGAAGAGGTCCAACTGTCATCACTAGGTGATGCACAATGGGGTCCACTTCCAGACAAAGACAACGAGCAAGAGCTAGGGCTGTTCCTGTCCCGTATTAATACGTGGATAGAGCACAACGTCACTCAAAGTATTGTATGGATGACGATGACAGTCGGGCTTAACGTTATCAAAGAGAGCAACATTAACGAATGGATGCGCAGAATTGAAATGTTTATAGATTCTGGGTATGGCGGGTATGTTAAGTTCTATTACTTGCAATTCAATGAGGATGAACTCAAGTTTGAAAAACAAATTCATCGGGAAGTTACCCGTGAAGATTTGGAGCGTCGTATTGGTCTATCAACTAATGCAACTTCGTATAATAAGCGTGAGTTTAATGCTTTGATGGAAAAGAAAAGAGCAGAGTTAGCTAGTTAATAACTCGGAGCACATCGCAGGGTGTGCTCTAGGATGTTAAGTAAGCATCAGAAAGAAAGAAGGAAGATATGGTTAAATACTACACACCAAGCGATGACAACGACATACGCAGATTCTTAGAACAATGTAAGGATGAGTTATGGAATTTGCGTGATGTCGCTGATTATTATACAACTACTGACCAAAGAGTTAATAATTGGAGGCGACGATATGATGGTCGTGGATTTCCTACTCCGGTAATTGAAAAAAATAAAAGCAACATTTATTTGAAGTCAGAGATAAAAGAATTTGTCATGGCGAATGGTTTTCAAACTGAAGAATACTTATTTGATAACTCATCGTTCTAAGTTGTGGGTTGGACATCGTAAGGTGTCTTTCTCAGTGCTTAGATAAGGCACGGAAAGAAGGAAAAGATAATGGCAACGTACAAAGTACATCTCAACCACATCTACGAGGATGACGAGTGGGTAGAAGTTGAGGCAAATAATGATTACGATGCACGTGACATGGCTGAGAGCGAAGCAACTATTAATGATGCTTACGATCATGCTATGCACACATCAACTATGGTTCTTGACGTACAAGAATGCTAAAGAACTAGCAACCTCTGACGATTCAGGGAATCTCCCAGAGCTGAAGAGTGTAGCTCCCTGTCCACCATACTTACCTCCCTTAGATGGTGGACAGTGGGAAACACTCCAAGTGTTTGTTTCAGAAAGGAAAGATAAATTATGGCAACACAATTAGAAAGATTTGCTTTCGCTAGCGCTGGTCGCAAGGGAAAGTATGAATGGAATTTGTGGCTAGATGGTAACATCTGGAAACTTACACGACCTGATGATTTCCAAAGCAATGTAAACACCATGCGTAATGGTGCGAAGCAAGCTGGAAAAGCACGTGGTCTTAAGGTTCGCACAACTGTCGTAGATAATGACACTCTTGTTATTCAAGCTTACGAAGATGTGCTCCATGAGTTTGATGCTGAACCATTTTAATAATTAATAACAATAAAGAAAGGAAAGAAATATGAGTTTAGTAATTGATTATCAAGAAGGCGATTATGTTTCAGAAGTAGATGATGTGAACCTCGTAGCAGTTGTTCGCAAAATCTCTACTAACAAGGTCGTCAAACGTTTTAATGGTGAGTCGGCATGGTCACAAGCACAAACCTTTGTGTATGACCTAGCCTTTGACCCTGATAATTTAATCGCTTAGATTAACAAAGAAAGGAAAGAATATGAAAGAAGAAATACAAGAACAAGGTGCAGACTGGGCTAACATTATTGTTCAGTACGGGTTGTTTGGTGAGCTAGTTTACGGCTAGAATCATTAGACCCCTTGCGTAGGTTTCCTTCCTTCTTTTCCTACGCAGGGGGTTCTTTGGTGTATAGTAAAAGAATGGATAATTGGAGAGAGAGAGCTGGCTGTCGTGGCATGACTACGGTATTCTATTCGGACCAGCATCGTAAGTGCAGGTCTGTTTGTGATGGATGCCCTGTTATTGAACAGTGTATTGCTACGTCTGCTGAAGATGAGCCAGACCCTTTCCAACTCTGGGGTTTCAGACATGGAATGACTGCATCTGAGCGTTACAGATGGAGGATGATGAAGACCCGACTTGACAGCGTGTGATACCCTGTACACAAGGTTATACACCAAGAAGGTAATAAAGAAAGAAGGAAACATGGACTTTGATTTCTCACAAGAGAAAACGAAGAAGCGTAAGTCTAAAGGCTTAAGCAAGTTCTTCGTGAAGTGTCTTGATTGCAGAGCTTTTATTGGTGATGCAATCTCTGACAGGTATCCGACTTGTCCGTTCTGTAATGGAGCGAACTGGTCAAACGATGTGTAACATGATTTGAGATCTGTTGCAGGTCGTGTATAATTGAATATAACAAAAGAAAGGAAAGCTATGAAAATAAAACTGTTGGGGTTTACACCCGAACAAGAAGAAGCCTTTGATGAGGCTTTAGAAAGAGAAACAAATGCTCTTCACGCTCAACGTGAGGAAGAGCTTTACTATAAGGAAGGATTAGAGTAATGGAAATACAATTTGATGTTACTATCCATGTAACTCAAGAGTTCATTGACCATCAGTACATGCACTACGAGGATGGGTATGCACCATCAGCGAGAGAGGTTGTGCGTAGCGTTCTCGATGATATTGATGGCTCGCACAGGTTTGGTATTGCTAGATATGTGCGTAACTACAGTGTCACACATGACACCATGGAGTTACACTAATGAGCAAGAAGGTTAATGTACTAGAAATAATAATGACCGAAGAATCTATACATGATGACCGACTCGGCAACGAGATCAGTAGTTTAATTCAGCGCATAGATGAACAAGGTTATTTGTTACAACACAGAGAAGGTTTAGCGGAAGCAATAGACGCTGAACCATTAGAGGAGGAATAATATGCCAGATGAAATAAAACCATTTGAAACAGACGAACCTCACCTCAAAGGAATCTACAACGTTGCTAATGCGATCATTGCATCGCAACAAATACTTGTAGAACTTATAGAGGCAGAGACAAAAGTTAGGGCAGACGATGATGAATGATATCAAGTCATGCCCAACATGCCGAAGACCGTTCAGGCAGTTACTAAAGGCAGAACGAGCCAGAGCAGGTCATCGGGAGGGACTTGAGCATCAATCAGCCAAGTCCCTCAAAGACGCAGGAAAGAAATGCAAAGAAGTCTACGACTATCTGCTATACATTAAGAAAATAGCTGATGGAAGAAGCCATCGTGTTTCTGACACAAACTCTTGGGTTTGTGGAGAAGACTTGCGCTATACACTGGGTAAAGGTGATTGGCAACGTAGGATACGTCAGCTCTCTGAAGAGTTTGGTGTACCTATTGAACGCAAAATGGATAACCTAAACGGTGGAGCAAAGGTAGCGTATTACAGACTAGGAGAAGATTATGAAACAAACAACTGATATCACCACAGCATACGAACAGTTCTTACAGGGCAATCGTTCCGTTAAGCCAACAGCTTGCGGTACGCAGAGCCGTGTGAGTGACAGTGGTGCGTGTTTACGTCAGCGAGGATTCAACGCCTTACAGACACATGAGTGTCACGAAATAGACACATCAACCCTGCTTGCATTTGAGTTAGGTACACACATGCACAACGTAATTCAAGAAGCGTGCGCTGATCAATTTCTAGGAGAGTATGAGACACCGATAGATTTGTCGTACACAGGTGTTAGCCTTAGTGGTAGCTGTGACGGATTAATAAAAGTCAATGGCGAATACAGGTTGTTAGAAATAAAAACCATGTCGCCATTCGGGTTTAAGCTCAGTAGAGAATCAGGTGTGCCTAAACGAGAACATTTGTCACAAGCTAGCCTGTATGCCAAAGGTATAATTGAAGCAGGTGGGCAAGTAGACGCTGTGTACCTTGTGTACATGGCTAAAGGCGACGACTTCCGTAGCAAAACAAAAGCAGGAGACATCATTGAATGGGTCATACCTTTAGATGAAGTCATCTACGAGTACGGAATGTCACCTATGCAGTTAGCTGACGCTGAACTAGAACTGTTCCGCTCAGTGCAACAAGACCTCAGTAACGACATGCTCCCAGATGCCGTACTGTTTGACGACAACGGGGTAGACAAGTTAGTTGAAAGCCCTAGCCCGTATGGTGTGCCTCACAAAGGCGGACACTGGCAATGTAGATACTGTAGACACAACGAACTTTGTCAGATGGTGGGACCAACAGAGGTCACCTTGACGACAGCTCGTTACCATGAATCATTACTGAAAGGAGATAATGATGAAAGAACCTGATCAAGAAACACTTGATAGGCAAACATACAAGTGGCTTGCACACGATGTCAAAATGATGCAAGGCATGGAAAACTTTTTATCTCTAGCGGAGAGATTAGAAGAAGAAGAAACAGAACCTAATAAAAAATTGTTAAATGATTTAGAAGATTGGACAATGTATTGTTGGGAAAGTTGGGTCTCTTCACAGAGACGTATGAAAGAGTTAGAAGAAAAATATCCGAATTGGGAGAAAATAGATGCCTGAACAATTAATCAAATTATCAAAACCAATACCGGAAACTTTCGTTAAAGTAAAGCCGACAGGTAGGGGTGACAGGTATGTCAGCCACGGAGATATAACGCAATTTTTGTTGTTACATTTAGGTCCGTTTGACATGCGAATAGTAGAACTTATCAGAAGTCCAGAGGGCATTGTTGAGGGTTGCATTCTTGAATGCACTTTTACCATAGATGGCAAACAAGTCACCATTCAAGAGATTGGCGAGGTGGAAAGACCTAGTAAGCACTCAGGTCAGAACAGTAAAGCCAGTGTCAGCGATGGTATAAAACGGATTGGGATGCGCTTAAGTCTTGGGTTGTCACTTTGGACATCAGATGAGTATTATGTATTACATCAACAATTAATTAAAAAGGAGAACAATAATGTTGAATGAGGGAATCGGTTTCCAAATGGGAAACCTAGGCAGAGAGTGGCTACCCAAGGTCACTGGCACAGGCAAAGCAGTTTATGAGAATGCGTTAGCCGTAAAGACAGGCCCAGAAGAAACTACATGGGTAACGTTAAGCGTTTGGGAAGACTCCAGAGATGAGTCAACAGCGCTAGCAGAAGCTATAGCTAAAGCCACAGATAAAGGTAGCAGGATAGCTGTTAGAGGCAAATTTACCAGCCGTCAATACAAAAACAAAGACGGACAAACTGTAACTGGTTGGGACTGTAACGTTTGGGATTTATTTCAGATTGTTAGAGCGCCTAAGCAAGATGATTGGCAAGGCAAAACTGCAATAGTTGATGGTAAGCCAATAGATAAAGATGAGGACTGGTTTTAGTGTGGGATGATTTCGGTCAGAAGAAATCTAAACTCAGAACCAAATCACCGTACTACATAAGCTGTAGTTGCGGTTGGGTCATAGGCTCAAAAGTAATAGAAAATAATAATAACAAATGCCCTACATGCGGGCAAAAACATCAGGAGAAATAACGATGGAAACACCACTTAAAGACAAAAACGACCAGTTAATTGCTATGCGGATACCTCACTCTTTGTTAGTTAAGGTAGACCAGTTAGCGATACATAACGGTCAAACTAGATCAGGTATGATACGGGATGCTTTAGACGCTTACGCAGAACAGCATTACGGGCCGATTGCAGAAGACATTAAAGAACTTTTGTGACAGAAATACAGTTTCATAGAGAATGGGCTATGCCTAACTCTGAAACATTTAGGATTCAACCCATTAACTCCCTCCTTCGCAGGGTGATGACCAAGGGAGTTTGGGTTGATCCTTATGTCCGTAACAGTTGTTTTAAGCATTTAATGAAGTTCACAAACGACATCAACCCAGAGTTTGAAGCAGACTTTCATCACGACTCTAAGCATTTTCTTTCATTGCTTGAAGATGAGTCAGTTGACGGAGTTCTATTTGACCCACCGTACAGCTCTAGACAGATCAAAGAATGCTACGACGGGATAGGGCGTGTAGTCACTCAAGAAGACACACAAAACCCGTGGTCAGAGATCAAAAAACAAATCGCAAGGATATGCAAACCTAACGCCATCGTAGTGCGTTGTGGTTGGAACTCCATGGGCATAGGCAAGACTTTAGGTTTTGATATGTTAGAAATTCTTTTAGTACCCCATGGAGGAGTTAGGAACGATACAATCGTAACCGTCGAAAAAAAACGGGCAGAAATACAAGGAGTGTTTGATTTTGTCTAAAGCAAAACAAAAAGGAACTGCGGGTGAAAATGAAATAGTGGCTTTACTTATGGAATGGGGGCATAACGATGCTCACAGAACCAGCGCTAGTAGCGAGTCTCACGATATCTGGTTGGGGGACTTAGATATTCCTATTGAAGTGAAATATCGCAAGCGTTGGACACTGTTCCCGTGGATTAGCAGGATACGGAAAGTTGCTCACAATAATCAGTGGGTAATCTTTGCTATCCACGGGGACAGAAGGTCGCAAATAGGAAAGACAGTTGGTAAAGTAGCTGTTTTAGATGCGGAATTTACGGCGGAACTGTTAACAATTTGGAGACACCATAATGAAAAAGACCTTTATTTATAGCACGATTTTATTTACGTTCGCTATCAACGCACTGTCAGCTACAGCTCTAGCTTACATACCTTGGGACAAAATAGAGAATCACATTATATCTATTGAGTATGACTGGTTAGAGGACAGCGAGAGAGTGTGGTTGTTGCAGTACTGGATGAACGTGAACACGGATGGGATTTATGGTACAAATACGCATAAGCATCATCGTCAGTGGGCTATGGAACGGAACATTTCGGTGCGTTTGTACTCAACTGTTTCTCCTAACGCTACCTTTAAGCCGGAGGTCGAACGGTGGAGGCCAATTGTGCAAGACGCAATACTAGCGAACGGTGGGCCTGCTAGCGATACCGCTAGGTTTTTGAAAATTATAGATTGTGAATCTGGTGGCGATCCTACAGCGAGGTCTAGTGTTAGTACAGCTAGTGGCTTGATGCAACACTTGACAACGTATTGGGATGCTAGAAGTCGTACTGCTTTAGGTTATGTAGCAGACGTTTTTTCAGGTGAGGCTAATATCAGGGTTAGCGCTTGGCTAATTTACAGGGCTACAGGCGGAGGTTGGCAACACTGGGTGTGTAGCTAACAGCGTTGTTCTAACGCTCGTAATCTTTGCTCATGGTCTGCTAAACGCTCCTCAGCAGTTTCTAACGCTTCATCACCCTTAGCTAAACGTATCTCAATCTTAATTAACACGGTAGAAATCCAAGCCATCCAAGGGACAAGGCAAGCTGTAAGAATAACTAAGAACAATGCTTCGAGAGTCACTCTTCTTTCCAATCTATCCATACACCTACCATGTGGCACACAAAGCTAGCTGCGGTAATCCAAATACCATACTCTCTTGTCTCACCCGATAAAGTGATAAGCACGATTCCGGTTGACCCAGCAGTAAGGCTAAGGATAAACACTTCGTGAGTTAGTCGTTTAACTTTACGCTTTATCATCTCTAGTTTTTCTCCTTGGGGTTTCGGGACCACTGGGAGAAGCAGATTGTGGACTGCTAGGTCTTGGAGGGGTTGGAGTTGTAGGTCTTGGTGTTGGTGGAGGTGTTGGTCTTGCAATTGCAGCTCCAGCAACTATTGTAGTCGCAGATGTGACAGCAATGATAGAACGTCTGTCATCGACGCTGATGTTTGAATCCTCTGGCACATACTCTTCAAAGCCACCAGCAAACACGTTTATTTCTTCTTCGAGTTCTTCTTTAACTTCGTCAGATGCTTCGTTAAATATCTCTGGTGCTGACTCAAAGATTACAGATACTTGATCTCCGGTAGCTTCTTCAAAAAAATCTGGATTATCTTCTAAGACCTCTTCCAAAAAGATCTCAACAGCCTCTTCATCCTGTAGTATCTCAGCAATAATTTCGTCGTCAAGCTCATCAGCGTCTAACTCCTCAAAGTCTACTTCTTCAATGTCCTCAAACTCTTCAAGAACAAACTCTTCCTCTAGTTCCACATCTGATTGTACTTCATCTGGCTGTTCTTGTTCTCCATCATCAAAGAAAGTTGTTTCTTCTTCCTCTTCTTCCTCAAATTCTTCTGCAATAAATTCAATTTCTGGCAACTCATCTAACTCGAACTCTTCCCATTCTACATCGTCGAAGTCCCACATGATATCATCTTCAAATGGCTCTTCTTCTAATCCCTCTATGTCTGTTGTCACTGGTATCTGTAGGTTTTCTCCAATTGGTGATGGAAGAATTAGCACTGGGGGTGGCGATGGCTGTACTGTGGGGGGTTCCCACGGCGGG